CCAGCTGGTGATTTAGATATTGATTTAACATAAGGAAATTCAATGCCAACTCGTGATTATAGCGAAGGATTTTACGGAACAAATGTTTATGGCGAGTGGGCTATAACAGATGCTTCTGCGACTGTAACAGCAACTTCATCATTTGGATTTAATGCTGTTAGACAGTATGGGGAAAATCAATATGGCATTAATGCTTATGGAGTTTGGTCTGAAACCGACAGTGGACAAATAACAGCTTCTGCATCATCTAGTCTAGGATTATCCGCAGCTGTTCCTGTTGACACTTATTCTTCTGGTGAATATGGCTATGGAAACTATTCAGCTGGAACATATAGAGATGCTTCTGTTACAGTAACAGCAGCTTCTTCCGCTAGTGCTGTTGGAGCTTATACAGCAAATGTTCCTGTTGTTATTTCGGCTGTATCAACCTCAAGCCTAACAGGGCAAGTAGTAACTGGAGCTATTATACCAGCAGTAGCAGCATCAACTTTAACTGTTGTTGGTAATGTAACATTTTCTGGAAATCCATATCCTATTAATGGAGTTTCTTCTATTACAATACGACCAGTAAGAATATTACTTATAGATGTTGAACCTATTGCTGGAGCATCATCAACAGACTTTTTCGCAAGATATAAATGGGAAGATGTTCCGATTACTTCAACAAATTGGACTAATGTTTACAAAGTAGCCGCTTAATTAAAATTTTAAAGGAGAAAACAAATGGCAGATACAACAACAACAAATTTAGGCATAACCAAGCCAGAAGTCGGAGCGAGTACCGACACTTGGGGTACTAAGTTAAATCAAGGGTTAGATACTCTTGACGCTCTATTTGCATCAAACGGAACTGGTACTTCTGTAGGTGTTCAGATAGGTAGTGGAAAAACATTAACAGTAGGAGGTACTTTAACTGCTTCTGGAACTGTTACTCTTAATAATGCAGCAATATCAGCAACTGGAGCTACTATTTCTAACTTAGGTACTGTAACCACAGTTGACTTGAATGGTGGTACTATTGATGGAGTCACTATTGGAGCTTCCTCAGCTGGAGCAATAACAGCAACAAATTTAACAACTACAGGAACAGTTAATTTTACTGGTGCTACTATATCAAATGCTGGAACAATAACTACAGCAGATATTAATGGTGGAACTGTAGATGGAACTACTATAGGTGCTTCTGTTCCTTCAACAGTAACAGGCACAGTTGTAAAAGCTACTTCTTTAAGAGAAACCAAATTAGCTGTTACACAAAGTACAGGAACATTAACTCTTGATTGTTCTGCTGCTAATGTTTTTGAGTTTACTCCTTCTCAAAATATTACAACACTAACAATTAACAATATTCCAGCCGCTGGTAATGCTTATGCAGCTGTATTAAAAATCACTGGTTCTTCTTATGCTATCACATGGGGTTCTGCGGTAAAGTGGGCTGCTGCTACAGCACCAACTCTTTCAACTTCTGGTGTAGATGTTATAGTCTTGCTAACAGTAGATGGTGGAACAACATTTTATGGCTTTGTTTGTGGACAGGCTTTAGCATAATTTAAAATAGGAGTTATATAATATGTCAACTTTAGCATATTCATTAATGGCAGCGGCTGGGTCAGCTGGTGGAGAAAATCATTTCTTTGGAGTTTTAAGAGGTGGTCAAGCTGTAACAACTAATAATATTTATCCAATGATTTATAATGGTTCTACTAGATTTGCTAGATTTACTAGAGATTGGCAGACTCAAAAAGGTGGTGGAATTTTTGATGACTCTAGTGGAAATGTTATGTTTTCCACAGCAAGTAAAAATTACCAAAATAGCACAACAGCTGGAGATTTTTGCTTTGGTCAAGCTAAAGTAAATAATGTTTCTAGTATAGACCCATTAACAGTTGATAATGACAATGTTCAGTTTATAAATCCTTATCGACCAAATGGTACTTTTTATATACCAAGCAATCCACAACAAGTTATGCCTTTAGGAGTTGATACTAATGATAATATGATTCAGCTTTTCGAAGCTAATAGTGGTGGAGCTTCTAGCATGGTTACTAGATTTCCTACTGGAATAGCTAATTTTGATGGCTCTGGTGATGCTTCTGTTAAAGCCGCTTGGACTGGTTATAATACGACTACTGGTTTGGGTAGAACTCAATTCTCTGGTTGCAGAAACTGGGAAACAGGCTCAGATAGTTTTTACACTTTTGGGTCGAATAACAGTTATAACCCAAATAAACTAGCTTGTATTACTAAATGGAATACTTCGACTACAACACCATCTATAACATGGTCAAAAAGTTATAGACTTGATAGTGGTGGACAAAGTTTTCAAAACAATTATCTGAATTGTGGTTCTTCTGATACAAGTGGTAATGTGTATGTTGGAGGAGCATGGTATTCCAACCCAAACCAACCTATGCTTATGAAAGTTAATTCTTCTGGTGTTGCACAATGGGTTAAATATTCTAGGTTTGGAAATGGTCAACCTTATAATCATGGTAGTAATACTGGACTAAGTAATATTAAATGCAGTAAAGACGGAACTCATTTATATGCCCTTCAATCTGTATATGCTATGCAAAACTCATCTTGGGATAGTATATCCACCAGTTCTCGAAAAACAATTCTCACAAAAATTAATCCTTCTAATGGAACTGTATTATGGCACAGAGGACTTAGAGGTATAGCTAATGGAGATTGGAGTTCTGGAGAGTTAGGTTTAGCAGTAGATAATGACGGAAACGCTTATATGACTGTTTACTCAAATCAAAACTACAAGCTAGATTCTGCCTGTACCAGTGACGACCACATGATGATTAAAGTTAATTCTTCTGGTGTTATGCAATGGGCTAATGTTTTTAAAAATTCTCCATTCAGAAATGAAGAACTTGCAAGTGGTGGTTTAACGCCAGCTGACCAAAGAAAAGGTGGTTGGCATCAGCAGTTAAACATATCAAAACAAGGAGAAGGAGATGGTGTTCTTTGGTTATCTTCTGCTACTACTATGTCTGGAGGTAAAAATATTATTGCCTTTGGAAATGTTCCTAGTGATGGTTCTGGAACTATAGCATCTAGTGCTGTTTATACTTTTACTTTATCTGGCGGTAATATAGCTGATTCATCTTACTATAATTCAACAGCTATGGAAGCCAGAGGTTTAGAAACTCTTAACACAGTACAATATGACAGTATGACTGTTAATACTACCCATACAGAAACAGTAACTGTTACAGCTGGTGCTTCTAACGAAGGGAATCAATATGCTCAATCTAACTTTACAAGCGGAAAAGTTCATGTTGCCGCAGTAGAACTATAATAGGATAAATAAAATGACAATAAAACTCGATTATTATTATGACCAAGAAAATGATGTAATTTTTGAAAGTGAAGAACATTTTAAAGATTATAAAAAAACTCAAATATCTTTTTCTAGTAGTGATTTTAAACCAGAAGATTTTAATTTATCTATTATAGAGATAGAATCTCCAGATGAGCCTAATACCGACATTTTAAAAAAAGAAATTTTTGAAGAAATTTACAAAGAAGATGGAAAATGGAGATTAAAAGTTTCTATTGTCGATATAACAGAAGAAGAAAAAAAACAACTTGAAGAAGAAAAGAAAGTTTTTATTGAAGGTGAAATTGAGTATTGGGAAAAAGAAATAGAACTCTTAGCTGTTGATTTAGAAAACCCAACAGAAGAAGAAATTGAAAACCAAACTAGAGATTATACAAATGCTCAAAACGAAATAGATTATGTAAATGCCTTAAAAGCATCTCTTAATCAAGAAAACTTTTTAACAAATCCTATGGTTAAACAATCCGACTATTTGTAAATAAAGAATTAAAAGGAGAAATTATGATTACTTTAATAACAATTATAACAAGCGTAGTAACAATAGCGTCTTTAGTATGTAGCTTTGTTCCTACAAGTCTTTTACCTGATAATGCTAAAAAGGTAATAAAAATTTTAGCTTTAAACTTTAATAATGTGCATTACGATTGTAATCACAAAGAAGGATAATTGTCATGGCTGGTTTATCCGAACTAGAACAAGGTAAATTAATTGTCGCTGTTGAGTCTTTGGAAAAACAAGTTAATAGGTTGAACGGAAGAATTGATTCTCTTGAGGGTCAATTTAAGTCTGGTAGGGGGATAATAATAGGAGTATTTCTAACTGCAAGTGGTATATCCGCAGCTGTTGCTACCAGTCTTGGGAAATGGTTTGGGTAATAACAACAAGCAGTTAGGCAGAGTTGGTGAATTAATGGTTTGTTTAGAACTAGAAAAGTTAGGTTATCATACTTCTTTAGTTGAAGCGGAAGGGTATGACATTATAGTAAATGTCTTAAACAAGCCTGTAAGATTACAAGTAAAATGCTCTGGAACTACTGACAAACATTCTGCTAAAGGTGGCAGACCTCGTTATAATTTTTCTACTTCTGTTGGAAAGGTTAAAAGAAAATTAACTAAAGAAGATACTGATATTGTGGCTTTAGCAGCTATTAAAGAAAATGTAGTTATTTTTAAACCAGTAGAAGAAATAAGGGGAGCTACAACAAAAATATCAGAAGCTCATTTTGAAAACAAAGAAGCTACTAAAGAATCTTTTGAAAGGTGTTTGTCGTGTTTGGGTTAGTCGGAAGTTTAATTGGTTTTGCTAGTTCTACAATTCCATCAATTATTGATGTATGGAAAACAAAACAGCAAAACGCTCACCAGTTAAAAATGTTAGAAGCTCAAGCTAAGTTTAAAGTTCAAGAGCAAGAAGCAAAAACAGATACAGCAGAGGTTGCTGGTGTTTATGCTCATGCTCAAAATTTAACTTCTAGGGCTAATACTTGGGCTGTTACTCTTAGCTCTACTGTAAGACCTATATCAGCTTACTTAATTATTACTCTTTGGCTAACAGTAAAGTTATTAGCGGTGTTACAAATTTATTTTGATGGTGGAGAAATTTACAAAGTTATTGATGTTATATTTACAGATTATGACGCTGGACTTATGAGTTCCGTAATTTGTTTTTATTTTGGGTCTAGGGGTATGGAGAAATTTAGAAAATGAATAACATTATAGAAGCAATAAAAAGCATTATATCGCCAGAACAAAGCTGGTCAGCTTTTGTTATGAAGATTACAAGTCTTATCATTGTAGCTATAATTGGGTATATAGGTTTTCAACAATATACAAGTTTTACAGTTGAAGAAGATACTGAGATTCCAATAGTAGAAGTGTATGAAAAAGAGCCAGAAAAGAAAATAGAGGTAGAAAACTTAATTACTAGACTTCTTAGGTCAAACAGAGATATTGAATCAATTTGGCTATATGATTGGATTGATGCACGAAATATAGTTCCTTTATTTAATGAACCAAGAAATAGTGCTGATTTATTACCAACTGGATATTGGATGGAAGGTGATGAATATGTTATTGGTCATTTTGTTTTAAGCCAATGTACTTCCCTTGATAGAAGTGTGCCTAATACTGCTTGCCCTATTATGTCCTCAGAAGATGCTTGGGGTGTTCTTTTAGTAACTTATGGAGACGGTGTAGCTCCTGATTTAAAAACGACAAAAGCTACGGCTATGAAGATAAGTGAAATATTGTATTTGATAGAGAGATAATGAGTTTATTGCCAGATAATACGATTCGAGTTATAAAAATAGTTATTACTAAAGAGGAAAAATAATGCCTTATGTACCTATAAATTTACCAAGTGGTGTTTATAAAAACGGAACAGAGCTACAAGCTAAAGGTCGTTGGCATGATTGCAATTTAGTTCGTTGGAACGAAGGTGCTATGAAACCTATCCGTGGATGGACACAAAGAGGTACTGCTGTTACTACTGGAAAAGCTAGAAAAATAAAAATTTGGACTGATAATTCCAACAACAGAAGAACTGCTATAGGAACTTCTTCTCGATTATATATTTATACAGAAGATGGTACTCAATATGATATAACTCCAACTAGCTTTACCTCTGGTTTTGATGACGCTACAACTTCTACTGGCTATGGTAGTTATTTGTATGGAAGGGGTAATTATGGAACACAAAGACCTGATAGCGGTACTATTATACCAGCGACAACTTGGTCATTAGACAACTGGGGTGAATATCTTGTAGGTTGCTCAAATAGAGATGGAAAGGCTTATGAGTGGACTGGAAATACAGGAACTGTTGCAGCTCCAATAGCAAATTGTCCAACATCTAATCAAGGTTTGGTTGTTACCGAAGAAAGGTCTTTAATGTTAATAGGTGCTGGCGGTGATAGAAAAAAAATACAATGGTCTGACTTAGAAGATAATACAGACTGGACACCTTCTGCTACCAATCAAACAGGTTCTTTTAATATTACTGGTACTGGTGAGCTTTTAAATGGTATAAGAGTGAGAGGACAGATTCTTATATTATCTACTGTTGATGCTTATGCAGCAACTTATGTTGGGCTTCCCTTTGTTTATTCTTTTGATAGAGTTGGCTCAAATTGTGGAGCTGCTTCAACAAATTCTTCTGTAGCTACTGAAACATTTTGTGCTTGGTTTGGTAGAGGTGGATTTTTTATATATGATGGGGTTGTCAAACCCTTAGTATCAGATGTTAGTGATTATGTATTTTCTGATTTAAACAGCTCACAAAGGTCAAAGGTTTATGGTTTTAATAATTCGGCAAATTCTGAGATATGGTGGTTTTATCCTTCTTCAAGTTCTACTGAGGTTGATAAGTATGTTGCTTGGAATTACAAAGAAAATCATTGGATTGTTGGGGAATTAGCTAGAACTTGTGCTTCCGATAAAGGTACTTTTGACAATCCTCTAATGGTCGGTGCAGACAATAAATTTTATGAACATGAAACAGGCTACAGTTACACAGGCGAATCAACTGGCGTATTTGCTGAATCAGCTCCATATCAAATAGACCAGCAAGAAGGTAGATTGATGAATGTTCTTAGTGTGATACCAGATGAAAATACACTTGGAGATGTAACAGCTACATTTAAAGTTAAAAACTATCCTACTGGTACAGAAACTACCAATGGTCCTTTTACTTTAGCTAATCCTACTAATGTAAGATTTAAAGCAAGAGAAGTTAAATTTAGAGTCGATACTGCTAGGAATACTGATTGGCGTGTTGGTATTATGAAAATGTATGTAAAAGCTGGCGGAGCAAGAGGTTGAAGTTACCAACCGCACCACAGGAGTATAGTTCAAGTCTGCAACAACAGACTAATTTTATTGTAGAACAAGAAGATAGAAGAAACTTTAAGAAAGATACGGATATAAATATTAATGATGGAAGGTTAATACTGAAAGCACCTAACGGAACTCGTTACAAGCTAACTGTAGATAACTCTGGAAACTTAGGAACAACAGCAATATGACAATAGAAACTTTTGATAAATATAGACAGGCAGTTCAAAAAGCATTAGACTATGGAAAGAATAGCCATACTGTTGAGAATGTAAGAGAAAGTATAGCCAAAGGTGATATGTTTTTTCATAACTTTGGAAACTCCTTTATTGTAACAGAGGTTCATGTTTTTCCACAATATTATAATTTACATGGCTTTTTAGCTGGTGGT